ATTTTCAAAATTAAAAGTCTATAAAATGTTATGAAATATTTTTATAAATAAAAAAAAAAATACAATCTAAGAAATATACACTAACTACTCTCCATTCCATAAAAGTATCCATGAATACCAACCTTTTGAACCAATTTTTGATAAATCTTTATAGTGTCTTGAATAATATAATTCTCTTTTTTTATTCGCAATATCAATACCATTTTTATTCTTATAAATGAAATAATCATTATAACCATTTGCTCCACATGATAAAATATATAAACCATTCTGATCATAAATGTCTAATTTATATTTAGGATTATCACTTGGAAATATTTCTACTCCTATATGTTTTGCCAAGTGATATTGTTCTTTTGTTATTTTATACATATTATATCACTTTTTTTCTTTTGAATGTAATATTCTTACTTGTGCTAATGCATTCGATTTTGTACTACCATAAGAATGTACTTTACCTGTTTTAGCATTCTTTACACTATAAAGGGGTTTATTTGCTACTTTTCTTACTACAAATGGCATATAATATCATTTTATTTTATTCTAAATCATTCACTGTATATTGACGTGTTTTTATTGATAAATATGGCTTTCTATATTTATCGATTGCTTCCTTATGTTCATTTCTATATTCTTCAATTGTTTGTTTTACACATCTATTACTATTCATATTTGCTTTTAATTCTATACGACATTTCTCTTCTTCTATTAATGCTTCTATTTTTGTTTTACATGGCATTATTTTTATTGGTGTCATTGTAAATGAATCCCATCCACCATTATCACGAATCATTTTATATTTTTGAATCAAATGTTCTTTATCAGCTGGATTCTGACTTCTTGATTTATGTTGATTTTTTCGTTTATTAAAATTAGTTGTACTTCCTACATATATTAAATCTGGATTCGTATTATGGATTATTTTGTAAATAATTGTCTTAGAATAATCTGGCATATATTTACAAAACATTATTTTCTATTAATTTATCTTCTATATACAAAATATTCACATTTGAATTGCTAAACAATGTTTCATATTCACTCAAACATTCTCTTAAAAATGTTCGACCATCTAATTCACTTCTATGTTCTCTATTTAATCTCAAACAATTATTTATTTTTATAGATAACAAATAAAAATCACGATATGATGACAATGATATCTCTATTCGTTTTGTTATATTCAAATATAATGCTATTGATTGTATTATTGATACAAAAAAACTTAATAAACAATTTAATACTGATACTAAACTTTGATTCATATAAGAAGTTAATCCAACAGCGAAAATTGAATTAATACCACTTATAATGATAACAGGGATTTGAAAATATTTTTGTATCTGTATTAATTGTAAATATTCTTTTCTTGCTATTTCACATCTTACTACTGAGTTTTTTTCAATATTTTCTAATTGTGTTTCTAAATCTGTACTCCAATTATGTTCATCTGTTGTATCACTTTTTGTTTCATCCATATATTTACATACGAAACTTTAATGGAGCATGCTTACGATGTCGTCTAAGTCCTTCTCCTAAAATTGGCAATTCATCTTCTTCTAATTTTTTGAAAAGTCCTCCTTTACCATGAGCATGATGTCCATGGTGAGCATGATGTCCATGGTGAGCATGATGAGCATGATGAGCGTGATGACTTTTAGAATGAACCATGTGTTGTAAATGCCTATATTTAGCGAAATGCTTGTGAGAAATACCCATTGCTGACATAAGATGCATAACTTAATCAAACATTTTTTTTTCGAATCAATAAAGTAATTGCTACATTTGGGTCTTGCGCTGATATTGTATTTAGATTCTGATCAGTAAGTAACAATGTAAAATTACTATATGTTCCATCTGCTATAGAAATCCATTTTTCAAACGATGGAGCATATGTAATATTACTTCCAAAAGTCGTATTTATTGGAAATCCATCTAATATATCACTTGGAATTGTAACATTATTTTTCAATATACTACATCTTAATACAAGTGAATTAATTGTTGAACCTTGTGGTGTTGATGTACTATTCTTAGTATAAGTGGTTGTCTGTTGTGGGGACGGATATGTTCCTGCTGGATATCCTATAATAGTTCCAATACTTCCACTAGATGGAATCACTAATTGTGGCGTATATCCTGTTGTTGGTAATCCTCCTACAGTTGAATAAAATCCTGTCGATGCATAACTATAACCTGTTGCTAAACTTGTAGGAACTGGAAGACATACTATTTGAACAGCATAATATGCCACATTTACTGCTATCGTAAAATAATATACATTTTGAGATGAACTATTTACTAAATATAAACCTGATGCTATACATTGATTTTGAATATAGTTATTAATATCACTTATTTGATAAAAACCTGCTGGTAAAGTAATATTTAACGTTGTTGTTGTTGATCCTGTTGGAAATATTAATGAAAAGTTTTGATTATTGTAAAATTGTGATACATTAAAAAAACTATATGGAATTGCTAAAGCAGATACACACATTTCCATATCTTTTGCTACAAAATTACCTCCAAGAAAATTATATTTAAAATTAGTATTACTTGTTCCTATAACATTTGAACTATTTAAAACAAGTGTGAAAGCCATTATTTTATAATAATATTTTATTTATTTATATTATGTCTGCCTCGAATCCTCCTACATATGTTGTTTCTATCTATAATCCATCATTTTTTACTACAACAACAACTGGACTTACTCAAGGTCAAGCAAATGGTTTATATTTACAAAAAACAATAAGTGATACGGCAACTGTTTTAGAAACTTTTTCTGGTGGTATTGCTACAGATTCATTAAATACTATATCACCATCAGATACTTTACAGATTGGTAGTTCAGGTAATAGTGGAAAAATTATTATATCTACAATTAGTACATTAAATAGTGATGCAACTCCTGCTATTTCTATTGGAACTGATGTAGGAACAAGAACAATTAAAATAAATAATTCTTCAAACTCTGTTCATTTGAGTTCTATTGAGTGTAAAAGTTCATCTATTAATAATATTGCTAATGGAACTGGCGATGTAAATATTGGCGATTTACAAACATCAGGTGGTCTTAACATTGGTTGTGGTGGTTCAAGATTAAGCACAGGTGGTTCTCTTGGTGTTATAAATATTGGGACATCATCAGGAAATAATCCATATGCTATAAATATTGGAAATGTAAATACTCCTTTAACATGTAATGGTTCATTATCATCAACTGGATTAATTACGGCAAATGGTGGCTTATATGTAAGTGGAAATAATAATATAACATTAGGAACTGGAAATGTAGTACCAACTTCAACACAATTAGGATATAAAGTAGCATCAACACGTTTAGGTGTATCTACTGATGTTTTATCATCTGGTATAACAAAATCATTAGCATCACTTGCTATACCATCTGCAGGTGTTTATTATGTATTTGGTCAATTTACTCCAACTGTTTCTGGTTCTACAATAACTCTTATAGGTCAAAATATAAGTGATACATTGAATACATTTGCTAATTCATTAGTAAATAATTCATTTGGCGGATTATCATTGACTGTTGCATATACTGTTCCCGTATGTTCTCCATTATCATTTACAACTGCTACAACTATTTATTTAAATTGGAATAGTCAATATACAGGTGGTTCAATTACATCAGGTGTTACTGCTAATATTATATTTTATGCTATAAGAATGGCTTAATTAAAAATATTATTATAATATAATGTCTGCCTCGAATCCTCCTACATATGTTGTTTCTATCTATAATCCATCATTTTTTACTACAACAACAACTGGACTTACTCAAGGTCAAGCAAATGGTTTATATTTATCAAAAACTGTAGCCGATACGGCTTCAGGAATAGAAACATTTACTTCAGGAACTAAATCAAGTAATTATGATGTTGTTACGCCATCGAGTGTAATGCTTATTGGAACATCACAAACAAGTTCATTTATGGCGATTGGTTGTGCTGATAGTCGTTCTGGAAATATTACTTTAGCAAGTGGAGCAACACAATCTGCTAATGTTAATTTATGTGTTGGTGCTACAAATACAGGTGCAGTTAATATTTCTAATGGAGCAACAAATAGTGGTTCAGTTCATATTGCCGATGGTGCTAATAATAGTGGAGCAGTTAATATCGCTAATGCTACAACTAATACAGGGGCTATTCATATTGGTGATAATGGTTTAGGTGCAGCAAGCACTATTACTATTGGTTCTTCTACAATGCCTACTACGATTGGTTCTTCAACATTAACATTGCCTACTATTAGTTTATCTTATGCTACTATACCTACATTTACAACTGCACAAATTGGATATACATATCCAATATCTTGTAGTGCTTCTGGAACATTCACATCTGGAGTACAACTATTATATGGTACTCAGTTAGTTACAATACAAGGTGTTTATTTAATTAATTGTACTGGAACAGCACTTGCTAATTGTGTAATGACATCAAAACAATCAAGTATTACAGCCGATACATTAGTTCCTACAGCTTCAACTACTATAGCCCAAAATGTATGGGGTATGTCTGGAAATACCTTTTCTTCTGGCAATAGTGAATCAATGAATCTTACAGCAATTTTTTCAGTTGTTAAAAATACAACATTTAATTTCTATTTAACTTATATTTTTACTGGAACTTCAATGTCAACTACTACTTCTGGTTTTCGTATGACAGTTACTAGAATAGCATAAAATATCTTTACTAAATATATGAGTGCTTATTTCCCTCCATTATATTCATTTACTGGTCTTGATTTTAATCCTACTATTTTTGAAACAACATCGACATTTACACAAGATCAAGCAAATACATTATATTTACAAAAAACAGTTGCAGATACGGCTACTGCCGTCGAAACATTTAATGCTGGTATTATTACACAAAATGTAGATAGTGGTAGTAATTTATTCATAGGACAAAATACACCAGGCACATTATATTTAGGTGGTTCATTATTTGATACATATCTTATTGGTAGTAATGTATATAGTAATTCAATGAATTGTCCATTATTCATTACAAATGAAATACAAAGTTCCTCAAGCACTCTACAAATTGCTACTTCTGGATTTACATCAACTATTTTAATTGGAACTGCTCTTTCAACTTTAGAAAATTATGGAACAACAATATTTGATGGACTTGTTACATGTATGTCTGATATAACAATGCCTACTAAATCAGCATCTGATAATTCTACATTTGGAGCGACTACAGCTTATGTCACTAGTGCTTTTTCAAATTTTTTAACTACTGCTCATACTTGGACTGCTACACAAACATTTTCATCTATAGTATCACCTATTTTAAATTATGCTGGATTATTAACAATTGGTGCATCTTCGACTGGAATTAACATTGGAACAGGAACAACATCTACAATAAATATTACTGGAACAACAATATCATTAATAGGTCAAGCAAGAACAAATACTCTTGTTTTAACAAGTGCTACAACTCCATCAATCGATACTAGTATTGGAACTACTTTATTAATTGGTGGAACAACTGCTTCCGGTATTAATTTAGGTAAATCTACTTCTACTGTAGCAATACAAGGTAATATAACAATGCCTACTAAAATAGCCTCTGATAATTCAACATTTGGAGCAACTACAGCTTATGTAACTAGTGCTATTTCTGCTTTATCTTCTATATATCAAACCGCAGCACAAGTTACAACTGCTATTACATCTTATGGTTATCAAACTGCTGCACAGGTTACAACTGCTATTACATCTTATGGTTATCAAACTGCTGCAAATGTAACTACTGCTATTACAAATCTAAAATCAGCAAATAATACATGGTCAGGAACAAATAATTTTACAAATTTTCTATCTATAAATAGCAATTCAGTTATGTCTATAAAAGGCACTACTACAACACAAATAGTTATTTTAGGAAGTGCTCTATCATCTACTGCTGGTGTAACTGTTTCTTTTGGACAAACATTTAATGTTGCTCCATATGTATTTTTAACAAATATAAACGTAAATGCTCAAGGAGTATCTGCTAACTCGATTACAACTACAAACTTTAAATTATATTCATCAGTAGGCACACCTACCGTTCAATGGATGGCAATTGGAAATTAATATTTATAATATATAATGGCTTACAATCTCATATTAAATTCAAGCAATGCTATCACAAATAATACATATAGATATAATTTTATTAATGGCTCGATGACTATTTTAGATGAAGCCGAAATATGTATTAGTCAAATTCAAATTCCTTATTCGTGGTTTAATATTACAACTGCATATAATAATAGAACATTTCAACTTTTATTTCCTACTCCTTTAGGTACTATTACTTCAAATATTACATTAAATGAAGGATTTTTTTCAGTGACAGATATTAATGCATATATTCAACAGTTTTGTATTACAAATGGATTTTATTTAATTAATTCATCAGGACAATATGTCTATTATTTAACACTTTTATATAACATTAATACATATGGAGTTCAACTTATTACGACTTTGGTGCCTACTTCATTACCATCAGGATATACCCAGCCAAGTAATTGGATTGGTTATTATTCAACTTCTTTATGTCCTCAATTGCTTATATTAAATAATAATTTTGGTAAAGTAATAGGTTTCAATCAAGGAACATATCCATCTGTAAATACTTCAAATGCTTCGACATTAAATCAAATTATTCCAATTGGTTCTAATGTAAATAGTTTAATTATAAGATGCTCGTTAGTTGATAATCCATGTGGTGTTCCAACTGATATTTTAGATACACTTCCTATTACATCATCTTTTGGTACAAATATTAATTATCAACCTACTGCTCTTAAATGGATTAAAATGAGTCCTGGTATATATCAATATTTAATCATCTATTTTTTAGATCAGAATTATAACTCTTTAGCAATGCTAGATACAAATGTTACTATTAGTTTATTAATACGAAATAAAGGTAAAGAAGTTCCAATTTTTCAAAAATTAAATGTTAGGATTTAGTATGGATAAAATTAAGAATCATTATGTTGGATTACCAAAACAAAAAACTGATTCTACTTTCAAAAAACATCACATTTTGCCAAATAGCATGATTGTTGTTATTGGTGGGACTGGAGTTGGAAAAACTAATGCTGTTTATGATATGATTAAACGTATGGATGGTTCATTCTATGAAATTATTGTTTTTAATCCTGTATCTACTGATGAACCTATTTATAATTTATTAAAAAAAAATGTACCAGATACTGAACTTATTAGTGACATTAATGAATTACCATCTTTAAAAGATTTTGAAGAAGATAAATCGAAACATAAACTATTAATTGTTGATGATTTTATTAATATGTCTAAAAAAGATTTCAAAAAAATTAACGAATATTTCACAGGTGGACGTAAGGCTGGATTCACAGTAGTTGCCTTATGTCAAAATTATACAAGTGTTCCAAAAGTGATCACAAGAAATGCCAACTATTTTATGATTTTTAAACTAAATGATAATACTACAATACAAAACATTGCCAGAAATCATAATATTCATAATATTAAAAAAGAAATATTCAGAGAAATGTATGATGATGCTGTAAAAGAACCATTTAGTTTTTTAATGGTAGATATGAAAGGACACAAAGGTGGTCATTTACGTAAAGGATTTCTTAATTTTTATTCAATAGAACCGAAAGAATCATCTCATTTTCTTTAGTATTATTACTAAAAAGATTCACAAAAGTAGAAAATGCTTTCAATGGATTTAGTTTATTTTCCATATATTTAGCAAATGCTATACAATAAAATCCACATGAACTTGTATCCAAGTTTTGTATTTCTTTATCACTCCATGTATAATCATTCATTTTATCTTCGACTTCACTTGGTGCTTGAAATCCAAAACTATCAAAATAAAAAAATAAATCATTATCTTTATATAAACATGTCCAATGACTTGAACCATTTAAATTAATCACATAAAATCCATTTTGTAAACTTGGCAATTCTTGTTTTAAAAAACAACCATGATATCCTCTTACTTTTTTTAGATTTTTATCTATCTCATCACTTGTTGTCTCATTATCTAATCCTACATGTAATTTAACACCTTTACCGATAGTTTGATTAATCCTTTGTAAAACATCTGAACTATGTTCTGTTAATGGATTATTAGTTAATCCTTCAATAATTGTATTATTTTTATCTTTTAAGAATGGATTTATATTTGTTAATAGTGATACAGGGTCATTTCGTGATTTTACAATATATTCATTTTTCTTTTGTTTCTCAAACATTATAGCAGGATTTACTTCAATTACTTGTCCTGTTTTACCTTCAGAGTTTAGCCTTCTTCCAATAATAGAAGATTGGCTATGTGTTACATTTGTATCAACTTTTCCGTATTTTTGTATTGCTTTATCTTGTACGTTTTCTGCTTGTTTCATTCTATCTGTTGAACCATATCTTCCTGTTACATATTCTAAATTATTTTTCCAATCACTTAATGTTCCTGTTGTTCCACGATTTGCTACAACTGTTTTATTTGTTGTTGGGTCATGATATACTTTAGATTTTCTTGTTGAAAGTTCCTTATCTAAAACATAGTTATTTATTTGTGGAGTACCTTTTTTATCATATGATGATGAAACAAACTGATTTACTTCTTTTGAAGTTAAAGGCATTTATATAACGTGATATATTAATTTTGCATCTAAATATGCTTTTCTTGCATCTTCTTCTTTTTCATAAGAACCCAAATCAATTAATTTATTATTAACACGAATTCTCGACCTATATTTATTATTATCTTTTCGAAATGAAACTCCATAACAATTATTATTCCATTGATTTTGTGTATTATTTACAATTCTTAAATTAAATAAATTATTATTTTGAGTATTTCCATCAATATGGTCTATCATCTCTTTTGGATTATTAATATCTAAATTTAAATATGCATAAGCAATTAATCTATGAATTTTAATTTTTTTTTTTTATTATTATATTTAATTTCAGTTGTTTCATATTGTTTTTTATTTTTTAATGTTATTTTTGTTAATGAAATAGGAATAACATTAAATTTATTTGTATGTTTATTTAATTTATGAATAATACCATTTTCATAGATAATAAATTCAGTTTCATAAAGAATTATTTTTTTTGACATTTATATAATAATAATAATTTGTTTTCAAATCAATTTTACCTCTCATATTATACCTTATTTTTTAAATATCTCTTTTGTAAAACTGGACTATGTTTCATCATTTCTGCTAACTTTATACGTTCATCCAGTGTAGCATTTTGTAATTCTTCTGTTACTTTCATATGTCGTAACAAATTAATACCTGAACTATATCCTATTGATTTATTCATTTTTGAAATATATGAACTCAATTTATCTGTACCAAATAAATAATCACCAATATTCAAATGATGATTTGTAATATATTTACGTGTTAATTTATCTAATTTTTTACTCAAAATGTGTCGAATCTGTCCATATTTTCCATTTGTTTTATAACTATTAATTACTACTTCCATATAATTTGGATGTACCAACAAATAATTACCATTTACTAAATGTTCATTTGTGATCAGCAATCCAAAATCATCACGTAATGTTAATTCATCATAAAATCTGGCTATCAAATATTCTTTATCACCTAACAATTTTGCTTTTTTAATATATTCTTTGAATGTTGGTACTTCTTCTTCCATTTTTTCTTCATTTTTTTCAATAGATGATTCTTTAAACTTTTCAAACTCATGTAGGTAAGGTTTTTTATTAATTTTCAATGGAATATTATCAATGATAAATAGGATTACTTGATATAATGACTTCTTCGTATTTGTCGAATACAAACTACCATTACGTTTTGTTGCTGTTTCAATAGCATGTATAACTATCTTATTGTCTTTTAAAACATGTTGAAAATCATCAGTTTGTAAGATTTTGAATAAACGTTTAGTATCATCTACATATTTGAGTTTAGTTGATTCTGGAATATTTAATTCTTGTAATGATTGTAAAATGCCTTTTCCTATAATATCTGTCCATGTATAGTTTTTTTGTGGTTGAGGTTGGATTTGTGGTTGAGGTTGAATTTGTGGTTGAGGTTGAATTTCTGGTTTAGTAGGTTCAATTAATCCTTTCTTTTTAGCATATGCTTCACGTCGTTTAGCATTTATTGCCTCACGATTTGCGTCGTAATGCTTCTTTGCTCGAAATTTTCCTAAAGTTTTAATGTGGGCGATTTCGTCTTCGGGGTTCATATATATACTATCGTTAGATTTTATTTATATCAATTTTTTCCAAAATGTAATTTATTAATTTCGTCTATTATGTTAATTTCGTCAGTATTTCCATCCTGAGACATTAAGTTACTTATGTATTTATCTAATTCTAATTGTACATAAAAATCAGTACATAGAATCATTGGTATTCTTGATTTTTCAATTCGATTTTCAGACATTTCATTGTAATGAATTAATTTTTCTAAAGATTCATATTGATATCCTTTATCATGAACTATTTTGAGTGCTTTTGTTTTAGCAGATTCAATTACTTGTTCGTATGTTTTTTTCCCTAAAATTTCATTTTTATAAGATTCATATTCTTTTCGATATTTCCATTCTCTATCTTCATTATGACACATGATGAACTCATTAATTTCCATTTGATAAATATTCAAATCATCATCAAAATAACCCTTTTTAAAGTATTCTTCAGATGTTTTAGAAGTATTTTCAATAATTATACATCTTTTAAAAATTGTAAGCAATTTTGGTGTTAAAATAATAGGTTCAGATTCAATTGGCTTAAGATCAGAAATAGGTTCCTCAATTTCCTTAATTGGATGAATTGGTTCCTCAATTTCCTTAATTGGATGAATTGGTTCCTCAATTTCCTTAATTGTCTGAATTGGTTCCTCAATTTCCTTAATTGTCTGAATTGGTTTAGATGAAGACATAAACGCTATGATTTCATCACGTTGTTTTAGTTGTAGTTTCAATAATTCAATCTCATGGGTCATTTTTAGTATTTGTAGGTTCATATACTATATATAAAGATTTTTCCTTAAACCTTTTTTTTTTATTGTTTTTCTATTTTTAAAAATAAATAAAATGATATATTTTCAAAAACTATTCTATAAATATTAAAAATGTATATACTTTATCGATGTTTTTATTGATTTTTTTATTTTCAAAATAAAAGTCTATAAAATGTTATAAAATATTTTTAAAAAAACTAAAAAAGACTAAAAAAAAAAGTTATACAGAAGACTCCCATTTACGTTCTCCATAAGCAGATAGTCTTTTTCTATCTTTATCAGTAGGTTCATCTATTGGTTCTCCAAGTGATTTTTTACGATGATATTCTTCCCATTTATTAACAGCATCATTATAAAGTTTATCTCTTACAATATCTTTATGAGTATTAGTTTTTTCATGTTTTAATAGTTCTTTTTCTGTTTTAAAATGAATATCACAAAAATCACATCTATATATAATTGTATTATGTTTTTTACTATTAAGATGTACTTTCCATGATGATTCATAATCTGTATCATAATTACATTTATCACAATGAAAAATCTGTTTATCTGTATTATGTTTTTTGGTATCACAATGGGCTTCCCATATCGATGGAAAACTTGTTGTAAAATTACATTTATCACAATGATATTTTACTTTATCTATTTTATGTTTATCAGTATTACAATGTAATTCCCATTTTGATGGAAATGTAGTCTTATAATGGCATTTTTCACAATGATATACGTTCATTACTATTATATAAGATTTTTCCTTAAGTATTTTTTTTTTATTCTTTTTCTCTTTTTAATTTTGAAAATAAAAGTCTATAAATATGTTATAAAATATTTTAGAAAGACTAAAAAAGACTAAAAAAAAAAGAATTTAATCATGGGTGACAGGTAATTTATCGGTGTAGTGGCAATATAATCCTTTACATAAAAGTGTATCCAGCTGGTGCTAAAGCCTTTCCATGAAGATGATGCTTGTGATGCATACCAGCACCCATTTCATTAAGTTTAATTCTTAAATTATGTCTTCCTTTAGCCAATGCTTCTTTTTGACGTTCAGTCATAACACGTTTAGGTCTATCTTTCTTTAAACCTGAAGCATACATTTTTCCTTGAGGAATGCTATAGTTAGGTGGATATGGTAGATCATAAGAAGATGAATAAGTATCAAGAGGCATTGCTATAACTGGATATTGAGGTTGTTGAGGTTGAGGTAGATGATAAACTGGTGTTGGTGGTCTTGAAGAACGATTCATTTGTTTTTGTTGTCCAGAAGTCATACCCATTGGATTATAAGCATTTGGATTAATTGAATTAGATGCTTTATTTGATGCAGCAGTAATAATTTGACGTTTTGCAGCACCCATAACACCACGATTAAGAGGAAGAAAGACTTGTCCTACCGCTTTAGTAGTATCACGAAAGTTTTGTAATCCTTGTTGATAAGATACTTTACCACCATGTTCACGATGTTCACGATGTTCACCATGTTCACGATGTTCATGTAATTTGTGATGTTCACCATGTTCACGATGTTCACGATGTTCATGTAATTTGTGATGCTTACGAGGTCGTCCACGTTTAAGTCCAGAACCAGCAACAGCCTGAACACCACGTTGAGCAGAAGCAGTAATCAATGGTTCAATACCTTGAGTTACAATATAATTACCGAGATCAGTTCCAGTACCTTTACCATGAAGTTTACGTTTCATACCTGAACCTGTTGGACTTACTGGACGATAAAATTGTTGCGCTGGATATTCATCTTCACTTGATACACGACCACCATGTTTTCGAGGACGACCACGTCTAACTCCAGAACCAGCAACAGCCTGAACACCACGTTGAGCAGAAGCAGTAATCAATGGTTCAATACCTTGAGTTACAATATAAGCACCGAGGTCAGTTCCAGTACCTTTACCATGTAGATGCTTATGATGCATACCAAGTCCAGAAACTTTTTTAATATCATCACGTAAATGTTCATTATGAGCAATAGCAAAAGGGTCAAGTTGTACTGTAATGGCAGTACCTTTTAAACCAGCACGATGTAGTTTCTTGTGATGTTCAGGAGATAGATGTATTTTGTGATGAGAACCATGTTTAATACGAACAGGATGGGCATTTAGAAGACGGCTAATTTGTTTAGGAGAAAGTTTCGCAATGTGTGCTTCGTGATACATAATTTATTCGAATATTTTATTTTTCCTTAAATACCTATTTAAAGTGTTTTGTTAATCTACGAAAATGGTCTTTTGCTTGTTTATGATTAATTAAACCACCATGTGCCATTTTAGCAAGTAAATGATGTAATTCTTTTTTTAATTCAGGATTAGTATTACCTGCAGCAATTTCACCTTCTAATAATTCAAGACGATGTTTCATATTTTGTCTAGTATGTTGTAATGAATTATCATGTTTTTTATGTAATCCAGCAAGATATAAAAGATTATCATAGAGGTGTTTTTCATCTAATGATAAATCCGGAAGATGAATGGGTTTATCTTCAAGAATGTCAAGAATTATTTTAGCAAATGAATCACTAACACGTACATTAGGCATACCAACAAGATGTTTTCCATTGCGATCAAGAATAACAAGAATATTTTTATAATAAAGTGAATGAGGATTAATCATAATACGTCCAAATAATGCTTTAGTAGGAAGTTGTTTTAATCCAGAACCAACAGGTCTTGCTCTCGAAAAAAGTTCAGTAATTTGAGGTTGAGTTTTTAAAGCATATGTTTCTTTAGATGGATAATATCCTGCTTCATGATATAATTTTCTAACATCTTCTACTTTAGGATTTTGACTAGATAATGGATAATTACCATTATGTTCTGAAATATATTTCTTTTTAAATATTTTATTTAATTCATATGCTTGAAGTTGATAAGGAGTTTTTCCATTAAACATTGGTAATTGACTAGATAATTCTGCCCGTGATATAAAAATAGGTTGTTGTTCTGCTTTTGCTTCAATAGTTTGATTTTGAAATGATACTTTACCAATTACATTATCAAAAAAATTAATAATATCATTTGCTGATACATTTTCATTATTTATACCATAAACATCTATAAAGTTTTTTTTAAGAGATACCCAATATTTATTGTATTCAAAAATGGGGTCAAAACTATTAGAAGATGCTATTTTCAATACATTTTCAATAAGAGAACCATCAGATAATATTTCTTTCATATTTTTTTTGAATAAAATTGCTTGACGTAATTTAGCATTATCTTCCATTACATCTGGTTCAACTGTAACTTGTCCTACATCTAATAAACGTTGTCTAAACTCTTCATCACTTTCACCAATTTGTTGTGTTAAATTAAGTTTACCACGATTCAAAAGATTTAATTCATCACTACGTGATTTAAGAAGTCCAGTATTATAACGATTAACACGTTCAGTTTCTGCTTGATTTTCACTTAGTTGTCTTGGATAATCATCTATTTTTCTTTTTAGTTTTGTTGCTTCAAACTCATGTAAAATAACACCTTCATTTAATTGTTGTATTCGATTATCTATTTTATCTAAATCAATTTGTTTCACTGAAGGATCTATATTAAAATAATATCGTTCTTCTTGTAATCTTAGTATTTCTTGTTCTAATTGTTTAACATATTCTATATTTTGATAATATTCATTTTTAAAATCTTCAATTTCTTGTGGTAATGGCAATTGATATAAATGTTTTTGTTCTAATTCAATATCAGTATTAGAAGGAATATATTTAAAAATCTTTCCTGTAATTGGGTCTTCATAATTTGTATTAGCAACTTCATCTTGATATTTTTTAATCATTTCTTCAGTTACAGCACTCTTAATTTTCTGTGGTTTCCAACCAAATACTTCCTTGATAGAGTTTTTACTGATTTTTTGTAATTGTGCTTCGATTCCTAAATCACGTAGATCATAATCTTCGGCTGTTCTATAAAGTGGTTTTACTTCTTGATGATGTGAAAACTTTACTTTTTCATAATCAATTTGTTTAGGAATAGAAGCAAGTGATAATTTTTCAAGTTTTGAATCAATCGATTCATCTCGTTTCCATAAATTGCTGGAGTCCATACCATAATAGCGGAAATTATTTTTATAGAGAATAATGAATTAAGGAAAAAATATTATCTTTATAAATAAGTATGAACTCGGACAACTACGAATATTCCAAGTCTTCTAACCCTCAATCTGTTGATGCTTATAGTTGTTATACTGATAAGCAGTGGAACTATACAAATGATATAAATCAAGGCGTTTATAGTAACAACTCTGGACTGACCCAAGTCCAATTTGACATGTCATCCATTTACAATTCAAATGGCTTCGTTGACACGAGCGACCTCTATTTAACCATCCCAATCGTAATGACTGCTGCATTTTCAACTGCTGCAGGAGTAACTGTAACTCCAGTTTCAGGAAATAATGCTTTGCTTACTATGAAGTCTAATTATCAGAATCTTGTCCATCAGATTGAGATTCAGTGTGATGGTAAAACAATTAATGAAACTCAACCTTTTGTAAATGTATTTCAGAACTTTCGTATGCTTTCGCAAATGTCTGTAGGAGATTTACAGGCTGCAGGAACAAGTTTAGGATTTTCAAGTACTTTGGATAATGAAAAATCAGTCCAATTCAATTCTTTAGCAGGTGCTGCAGCAGGTTCAGCAGGTCAAGGACTTTGTAATAACATTCCATTTGTATCTTCAACTGTTGTTGGTGGTGATTTTACTCCAGTTGAAGGAGTAAATCAAAATAAAAATTGTGTAAATACTGCTATCACAAAACGTATTTCTCGAATTGTAGATACTACTGCAGCAATTGGAGCAAGCAACAATAAATTATATGGTACTGCTGGAGCAACTGGTACTGGTAGTTTTATTATGTCGGCAACCAATTTGGCTACAGAGTTTAAGCCATATTACACAGTTGTAGGAAACGTGATGATTTGGTATGATGTAGCCATTCTTCCACTCAAATACCTTACTGACTGTATGGATAAAATTGGACTTGTTCGTAAATTATCTACTATTTTCCGTTTATATCTCAATACTGGATCATTAGCAGTAACTGTACCAGCACTAAGTACTGTTGCTGGAACTGTTGCTACATATTATGGAGCATTCAATAACTCTACTTTTGCGAATACATGCCCATTTACTGTAAACTATCTTCCTGATTATTCTACAGTTGGTGGTATTCCAGCAACAACAGCTGTTATATGTGCTGGTTTATTCGTAGCACGAGCGCCTACCACTTCAATTCCAACTGGTACTGGTTCGGTCAATATTGGTAACGGAGTTCCAAGTCACGCAATGCCATCGTGTCGTTGCTACTATGCTTTAGTTAAAATGGAACCTTCTAAAGCACTCATGTATGTCGAACAGAATCGTAATAAACTTGTTGTATATGAGCAACTCATCACAAATCAATACAATAACATAGCATCAAATGCTTCTTTTAGTCAGTTGGTACAAAGTGGTATTAAAAATCCTCTTGCTATATGTATTATTCCATTTATTTCAGCATCTACTCCAACAGCAGTTGGTGGTTCTACTGGTTTAGGATTTTATCAGTGGGCATCTCCATTTGATACTTGTCCTTCTACTTATTCACCATGTTCTCTATCCAATTTACAGGTAACTCTTGGTGGACAAAATATTCTAAACTCAACTCTATTCTACACATATGAGACCTTTCTTGAACAGGTTATGTTGGCTGATAACTTGACTTCAAGTGATTTAGGTATTGGTACTGGTTTGATTAATCAAAACTGGTGGGAGCAGATAGGACGTGTTTATTGGATTGACTTGAAGCGTTCACGTGAGGCAGATAAGGCGTCTACTCGTAACTTGAATATTTCATTCACAAATAACTCTCAAGTTCCCATTGATTGTCTAGTGGCAACATTTTATCTTGATAAATTAATTATAGACGTGGAGTCCGGAAGTATTAAGAAATAAAATCTAATTTAATACTATGATTTGTATTCCATCTTATAAAAGACCAATAATGAAAACTTTAGTAACATTAAAAGATTATCCAAAAGATAAAATTAAGATTTTTGTAATATCAGAAGAATATGAATTATACAAAAATCTTAATCCAGAATATGAAATTATAGTAGGAGTACTTGGTGTAGCAAATCAAAGACAATTTATAAAAGATTATTTTGAAATAGGTTCAGAAATAGTATATATGGATGATGACATAACAGAAATAGATGTACCAAATATAGAAGAGTTTATAAAGAATGCTTTTATAAAATGTCATGAATTAAAAGCAAATATATGGGGAATATATCCAGTATATAATCCATTTTTTAGAAAAGATAAGATAACAACAGATTTAAGATTTATCATAGGTTGTTTTTATGGAATAATCAATACAAATATTGAAAAAGTAATTTGTAATAATAAAGATGATGTAGAAAGAACAATTCAATATTATAAGCGTGATGGTATAGTAATAAGATATAACAATATTGGTGTAAAAACAAAGTTTTATGCTAAAGGAGGACTTGGATTATTAAAAGAAAGGATGCCTATAATAGTAAAAGAAGTAGATTATTTAGAATTAACATATCCAGAATATGGAAAACGTTTTATAAGAAAAAATCGAATACATGAGTTTAAACTACACAAGAAGTTGTAAAAAAAGTAACACTATATTTTTTACCAATTAAAGGTGTATTCCAATGAGGTTTAGAGCCATCAAAAATTAATCCAGTTCTTGTATCATGTGGAATATCATCTATAACTAATTCTCCTCCAGTATAATCTCCAAAAGAGATAATATATGATAAACCAACATTATGTTTATCAGTATGTTTTGGACAAACAAGATTTTTATTAATTTGTATAGAAGTATAAGTAATAGGTACATCTAATTGTTTTAATTTTTCATATACATCAGGATATTTTCTGGTATGATATGATAATCCAATATTTTTAGTTCCTCTTGCCTTAATAATTCCAAAAATAGCACCTTCATGTTCAGGAAAGTTAGTCCTATTATTTTCACCATTAAACTTTTTTTTATAAAGTCGTATAGAATCTAATATATGTTCCATAATAATATGAAATATAAAAAAAATGTGTATATTTCTTAGATTGTATTTTTTTTTTTATTTATAAAAATATTTCATAACATTTTATAGACTTTTAATTTTGAAAATAAAAACATCAATAAAAACATCGATAAAGTATATATTTTTTATATATATAGAATAGTTTTTGAAAATATGTCACAAACTATTTATTTTAAACAAAAAAAAAAAGAGATAAAGAAATAAAATGAATATAATTCGTATATTTTGATGACAAATCACACAAATTGATGTAATTCCAACAAAAACCAGATATTTTGATGACAAATCACACAAATTGATGTAATTCCAACAAAACCAAGATATTTCGATGAAAAAAGCAATAGAATTAGCAAAAGAATTAGTTGGAGAATTAGCAAA